GTGATGAGCTTTATTTCGAGGCTTATCTGCCAGAGGGTGTTAATCAGCGCTACTTGCGTCTGGATTACATCCTGACTGGCACCACGCCAACGTACACGGTCACGGCCGGCGTTTGCATGGCTCGCCAGACCAGTGTAGTCCCGGGAGCGTAAGGTGAAAGTAAGAGCAACAGCAACGGGTCTCTGGGGTGATCAACTCCGCTACGATGGTGACGAGTTTGACGTGCCTGACGGCATGAAAGCCAAGTGGTGGGAACCGGTTACCGATCCAGAACCCGCGGCTGATGCAGAGCCGGAAAAGGTGCAGGACAAGCCCGCGCGTAAAAAGCGCGCGAAAAAAAAGTCCTGACCCGCAACGTAGTGGTGTCGGTGCCGCATAGCGGCACCCGCACCCTACTTGAGCATACCGGCCTGTATCCGCCGCTTGCCAAGGACCGCACGAACGACATGTGGACGCGTCGTCCAAGGTGGTTGCATTTTGGCGTGCCTCACCATCGGGATATCATGACCCGGCACAAGCCGTTTGCGCACATTCCCATACGGCACCCTCGTGCCGTTTGTCAGTCATGGGCTCGTCGTTACAGCGAAGGCAACCCGGTCGGCAAGCTGATCAAGGCTTACGACTCCATGTTCACTTATCTCGAGACTCACGATGCCAAGTTCTACCGGGTAGAGGATCTGCCGCGGTTGGCGGGCACTGAGGATGTACCGGGAAAACAGTATATTGGTGATACGGATTTTTTCTACGCGGAAATCATGCAGGCAGTGATTGAACCGCACCGCGCGTTTTTTGCAGAATTTTACGAGGATCTATAGTGGCACTTGATACCTTTGACAATTTGAAACTCGCGATCGAGGATTGGCTCGACAACAATGATCTCACGAGCAAGATTGAAGATTTTATACGCATTGCTGAAGCACGGCATCAGCGTGAAGTGCGAATCCGTGAGATGTTGGTGCGAGATCCATTGATCATCAATAATCGCTACGTGGATCCACCGTCCGATTTTCTGGAAGCGAAAGTCATCCGCATATCAACGGACACCGCACGCTTTCCCTTGACGCAAATCAATCTCGATGATCTGTCGCGCAAGAGTCAGGTCACGGATGGACTACCAAAGTTTTTTAATGTGCATGAGCAGATCGAGTTCGATCGCAATCCGGATCAGTCTTACACGGGCGAAATTATTTTCTATACCCCGCTGGACCCATTGGGAAGCAGCAATCCAAGTAACGAATTGCTGGAGCGGGCACCGGACGTTTATCTGTACTCGGCATTGGCAGCGAGCGCTCCATTTATACACGAGGATGAGCGCATCCAGACGTGGGAGGGTTTGTACACCAGTGGTCGTGATGCTCTGAACCTGCTCGAGAAGAGGGCGGCACAGATTGGGCCGGCAATAGCAACACCGGGTGGGACGGTTGTCTGATGCCTGTTATCCAAGTTAAAGAATGGATCCCGGATGCCTCTGATCTGGCAAACCCGGCATCGATCGAGGTTAAGAATGCCGTTCCGGGGCTGAACTCGTACAAGCCTTTTGGGAGGTTGATCACGGTTACCGATGGACTCGCTGCCCGGCCTCGAGGCGCGATCGAGGAAAAAGATGCTGCTGGCAATACTTTTCAGTATGCGGGTGACACAACAAAACTGTACGAACTGAACGGCACGACTTGGGGTGACGTTTCTGTTGGCGGAGGCTATGCGACCGGCACCGATGAGCGTTGGGAGTTTACACGCTGGAACGAGCAGGTCATTGCAACCAACTTCACGGATGACCCACAAGTTATTACACTCGATGGTGTTGCCTTTGCTGATCTGACCACTGACCTGAAGTTTCGACATGTTGCGGTAGTGCGCGACTTCGTTGTTGCCGGCAATACCTTTGATGGCGTGGATGGCACTGTCACTCACAGGGTGCGGTGGTCTGCGTTCAATGACGCAACTGACTGGACCGTGAGTCCCGTCACAGGATCAGACTTCCGTGACCTGAAAAAGGGCGGACCCATTCAGCGGATTATCGGTGGCGAATTTGGCGTCATCGTGTCCGAAAAGAGTACGTGGCGACTGACGTTTGTTGGCTCGCCCGTTTGGTTTGATCCTGTCGAAGTTATCCCGGGTGTCGGTGCGCTGGCGCCGGGTGCTGTTACGTTACTGGGCGACACCGTGTACATGTGGTCAGAGCATGGGTTTGTATCGCTACAGGGTGGCGTGAATCCGCAATTCATTGGTGCCGGCAGGGTTGATACCTTCCTGCGTAATGATCTTGACCAAGGGCACCTCAATCGCATTTCAGCGGTAGCGGATCCGGAGTCAGGCCGCATCTTCTGGGCATATCCGGGCGCCGGTAACACGGACGGCAGGCCCAACAAGATTGCTGTGTACGATCGCATTCTGAACAAGTGGGGTTACATCGAACAGGACGTTGAATTGATCTGGCGTGCTGGCGGCGTTGCCACCACCCTCGAGGCACTGGATGACGTTAATCTCGGTGCGGAACTTGTTTCCAACGGAGATTTTGCAAGCGACACAATTTGGAGTAAGGGCACCGGATGGACGATAGCCGCAGGGATTGCGACCCATGCCGCCGGCACCGCAAGCGACCTGACACAAACCTTAACACTTACCCCTAGCACATATTACAGAGTTGGTTTTGATGTCTCCGGTCGTACTGCGGGCTCAGTAACACCGGTTGTCGGCGGCACTTCAGGTACTGCTATCTCGGCTGATGCGACCGGGATACTGGAAACCATCCGATCGGCGGCAGGCTCTGATATTGCTTTCTCTGCCACGTCAGACTTCGATGGTTCGATCGATAACGTCACGCTGAAGGACATTGATGACATCGACTCAATGTCAGTGACGTTGGATGCATCACAGTGGAAGGGTGGATCCCCGGTGCTTGCCGGGTTTGATTCGACATTCAAGAATGGCAACTTCACGGGCGGACCGATGACAGCAGTCATCACAACGAAAGAAGCAGAGATCACTGCCGGTCGCAAAACAGTACTTAATGCATTTCGACCACTGGTAGATGGTGGCACAGTGACGGCAAAGATTGGCAGCCGGGACAATCAAAGCGATAACGTGGAGTTCACAGCGGAGCTCACACCGACATCATCCGGCAGGTTTACGAAACGAAAGAATGCACGGTATCACCGGTTCCAGTTAATCTGTGCTGGTGAATGGAAAGACGCAATAGGAGTATCAATTGAGCGCGACGATGCCAAGGCAGGAGCAAAGCGTTGACTTCAGCGGTGTAACCCTGCCTGCAGAGTTGGATTACATCTGGCCCAAAGTGGTTGGTCTCATTGAACGAGGTCTTCGGCACGGGCAGGGTGATGGCACAACCAGTGAGGTACTGCGGCACCGCATAATAACTGGCGACATGCTCATGTGGGCTATCCACGATGGCGAGGATGTAAAGGGTGTTGTTATCTTGTCGGTGAACGTGCATGCCACGGGCAAGAAACTGTTTGTTGAAATGTTAGCCGGGCGCAACCCGGAAGAGTGGCAGGACCAGTTGATTGTATTGTTGCGCGACTTCCGTGATGTTGTTGGCGCAATGTGTATTGAGGCATCCTGTCGAAGAGGCATTGTGAAAAAATTGTATGACTTGGGCTGGCGCGAGAAAGCAGTCGTGATGGAGTTGGAATAATGGGATCAGCGATAGGTGGTGGAAAGAACACACAGGAATCCAGTACACAGGTAGACATACCTGATTTCCTGCGCCCGTTCTTACAACAGGGTGCCGGTGTTGCTGGTGGTGCGCTTAGTCAGGCGCAGCAACTGGCAGGCGGCGACGTAGTTGCCCCGTTCACACAAGATCAGTTGCAGGGATTTCAGCAGGGCCGGGATGTTGCTGGTGGTGCGGGTGGTTTCTTACCCACCGCACAGAATCAGTTTCTGCAAACGGCACAGGGCAGAGGTCTACAGGACGTTCTCGGACCTGAAGCATTTCAGGCACTGTCGAGCTTTGCTGGCGGGCGTGGACTCGATCAGTTTATCCCGCAGCAGGCACTGAACACACTGACCCAAGCAGGCCAGATACCGCAGGAAGCTGAAAATGCATTACGTGCAACTGCTGGCGGGGATTTCCTGTTTGGCGGGCAGGGTTTTGATCAGGCTGTGCAGGCAGCGCAACGGTCAGCTACTCCCGGAATTATTTCCGGGTTTGGTGGTCGTGCCGGCAGCGGGCTGGCGCGGCACGCAGTAGAACAATCTGCGATCGATGCGTTTGCAAAACAGTTTGGCGCAGAGCGCGGCAACCAACTCGGTGCCAGCCAGTTCCTGTCGAACAGGGGCACGGGCGCAGCGGCAGCCTTGGGACAGTTTGGCAGCCAAGAGGCACAGCGTGGATTAGGTGCGGGTCAGTTCTTGGGCGGCGCAGCCGGCGCAGAGCGCAATCGTGCGTTGAACGCGGCCGGGCAACTCCCGGGTATTGGTCTTGCCGGTTCGAACATCCTGCAAAACATTGGCAGCCAGATTCAGCAACAGAACCAGTTTGGAATTGATGCGCCGAGGCAGGCACAGTTCCAGTTGTTGCAGGCTGCGTTGCAGGGTTTACCAATTTCGGCACTACTGGGACAATCCACTCAGGGTGAGGGCACACACTTCGGTTTCGGATTTGGGAATGACTGACATGGCAGGTCTATTAGGAAAAATTACAGGTGGGCTCGAGTCACTACTCGGCAACCCGTTAGTTCAAGGTGCGGGCGCCGCAGCGGCATCCAATCTTAATCCGCTCATCGGGTTACTGGCAGGTCCAATTATCAAGGAGGACCGT